ATCTGCAGTTATTTGTGTAATATCACCAAAACCAAATGAATTTATTTGGGGATGGTAGTATGATATACCGCTAAGATCTTGAATTATTGTTTTATAATTAACTAGCATCTATAATATAAATATAAAAAATCCATTATTTATTCTGTCTTTGAGCTTCTTTTTGTAAACGATTTTGCTCTTTGTCATAGTCAATCAGAAAGGCTGTTTGATTTAAAACCTCCATTACTGTTTTGTTGTAGACATATTCGTGTTTTGTAAAATCGTTTCCAGCAATTTTGTTGACGATAACGTACCATCCGTAGATTTTTTGGAACGTCTTATCGCTGCCCATATCCATTTTCTCAGTCTCCAAACCATCTTTATTTTCATCCATATCGATAGATTCTGCATCGAAGATAGATGGGAATAACTTAAATATCTGCTTACGAACTTGATAAAAAAAAACTGTGCGCCTAAAACGTACTTGATGTCTAGCTTCTTTTTAAATAGTTCTGCTCGTATCTTCATTGTATCTACATTATACTTTTCAATTGTATAATCGTGTTCAGATCGTTCTTCTAGAATTGGTCTGTACATAATTGCAGCTAATATGTGCATTAGATCCAATAACTCTTCTGGTTTCTTCGTTGATATTGTATCTAGGTCAACAAATTCTGCGAATGTTAAATCTCTCCAGTTAGGAAAGAACCCATACTGCACACCATCTAATTCAAATCTATCTTTAAATTCTGGTTTTTCTAATGGTAATGATCCCATAATTTCTGCAGCCAATAGATAGACCTCTTCATAATCTGTGTCTAATAAATCTTGTAAGGGTGCATCACAAACAATACTTACAACCTTTGCTGCAAAGTATTCATCTTTAAATAAGTCTTTTACCTTATATATTTTAACATAGTTTTCTATGTTTATAAATTCCGGTACTTTGTATTCAATATCTTCAATCTTAAATTTAAGCATATATATGTATATATTGTTTTATAATGTGGCCAAAGCATAACGTCCTGTAGCTTTTGTGCTCTTTATTTCTGGTAACATACGCATCATAAATGCGTCAGATAAGTCAGGTGACTTACCTAATATCTTTTTCATATCTTCTTTTGACTGTACACCAACCTTATTATCTTTATCCACATCCTTTAATTTAATGGCTAATAGTTCCTGAGTCAACTCATCAATGCTAGATGGGTCTAAAATATTAATTGATATTTTTCCTTCTTTAAATAACTCAGATAGTTTTACATAACATTGTGATTTAAGGTTTGTAAAATTCTGGTTATGTAACGCTTTTGCATTGTTAACAAAATTGGTTGCTCTAAGAATATCAGCCGTACCTCCGCCGACACCATCAGAATCCACAATGATGTTTGATGGATGCACCCCGTATTTCGCTATTAGCTCTTGAATTTCGGACGATAATTCAACGGTTGATAGTTTGGTATAGATCTTCATATCTATCGCCACCAGACCGCTCCAAACGATCGCTACGGACCTATCTGATCCAAACCTAGCTACGTCTAATGAGATATACTTCTTATCTTGTGGTTGAGGTGTAAATTTAAACACTGATTCTGTAATTGAATCAAATTCAAATAAACTATCTAAATCTGTCTCATAATTCCAATCACCTTCTAGCAGACGTTTACGTTGAGCTGGTGGTAATTCTTTTAGCATCTGTATATATGATGCTGGTAAATGTGGGTTGTCAAGTGGTAGTGCTGGTATAAATGCTTTGTTTTCATCCAATGTTTCTTGTACATAAGGTATAAAGAATAGTTTCTTTAACCAAGTTTGTCCAGGGTTGGATGTTAATAACATCTTAGGAATTAGATTATATTGTGTTAATTTATAACGAATCCTAGATTTTAAGATATTATAAGCTAGTTGAGGTACTTGTGTGGCCTCATCAATATATACGGCAGTTACTTCAATACCACCAAGGCTATCGTAATTTGGATCGCTAGGATTAAATGCTAAATCTTTTAGTATTATCTCTGACTTATTATAGAAAGTAATAATATTAGATTGACCATTGTATGTATAATGCTCACCAGATTTTAATCCCATTCTTTGTAATACTTCAAATAAAGTATTGAGTGTGGTCATCTTAAGTTGTTGCAATACCGTTCTTCCAATCAATGTTCTGATACCAGGATATTGAATGCAGATGGTTGCAATCCATAATGTACCGATAAATGACTTACCGCCACCGGCTGATCCACCAAAACATATCTCAGTTGTGCTATTGTCCATCAATAGTTTCCAAGCTTGAGATTGCTTCTTAGTTAAATTAATATCTATATCCATAGTCAAAAACGAAACGTTGCACAGTCAATGAGCAAAAAAATTATTCTGTTATGTTAATGTTAATCGCGATCGGTTGACCATTACTGGTTACATCCACCTTTTTAACCTCCAGTTGATGTATCTTAGCAATATCAGCCAGAGTTTCGCGCTCAACTCGTTTATTATTATCATTACGAGCCCTCTTAAGTAAATCATATAATTGATTTAAATGGTTTTCTAGAATCTCTTCATTATTCTGTTGGAACCTTTCTTTTAATCTGGTTCTAGCCTCTTTCCATAAGTTCTCGGCTTGTCTGCATCATCTCAAATACTCTGTTCATCCTTTCTTCTGCTTGTAGTTCGTTAACTTGATTTTCCTTCGGCATTTGTTATATAATTATGAAACCTTTTGGCTTGATAGCTTCCACAGCCACCACATCCAAAGTTAAATGGTTCACCAAATAATGCTTGATAAACCTTATTGATTGATTCGTGTTTCCCTGGTTTAACACCTCCATAACTTGTTAGATCATCATATGCTTGTTTAATCTCTTCCCAAGTTGGTTGACCACCATTCCACTCAGTTATTTCTTGACTGTGTAGTTCTTCTGGTGATTGTGCTACTTTCTTCTTTTTACAGCTGGTACATCCCATATATATGTATATATTATTTATTTGTTGTTATAGACTTTTTATGTGCATATAAAACACCCTGGTATTCAATATCTAAGTGTGGGAACTTGTAAAACTCTATCTCGTATCCATTGTCCTCTAATAAACGCTCACAAGATACCAGACAAGGTAGGTTATGATACTCTATACCAATGTGTCTTATACCAGATAAATATTGTGGGTCTAAGCCATTTAAATACAACTCACCACCTTCTATGTCCATCTTTAGTACATCAGGTTTGTAATATCCTAAATATAATTGGAACTTTTCAATTCTATCAATATAATCCTGGTGTATTACAAAGTTCTTTATATTGAAGTTTGTTTTAAACCATTCGTAGCTTTGTGCTGATGGATCTACACCAGCTACAAACTTAGCTTTGTTCTGTATCCAGTACATTGGTGTTGGTGTATGTTCTGAGTTTATTCCGCAACCTAAATCTAAAATTGTTTGACCATCTATTGGTAGAAACCTCCAATGGTCGCTTGGTGCTTCTGTGTGTATCTCTCCGGCTATCTTTCTTAATTTCATAAATCTTTTAATCTTTTATTTACGTCTTCCTTTATTTTGCTTTTAGCTTGTCTTATATAAGTCTGCACAGATGTTAAAGGTATCTCCATTTCTCTTGATACTTTATTCATTGAACCTAATATCAAATAGGCATCCATTAACGCCTTATGGAAAAAGTTTAACTCTGTGTAGCTTACCTCTAATATAGAAAAAATTAATTCTTTTTCAAATTGTTGTTGGTCTTCTTCTATTTCTAGTATGGGTGTTAGATCCGTATATTTAGATATTTCTCTGCGGATCTTGTAGTAGAATGGTGAGGTTTTGCTGTTCCAATTGATGCGGATGATGGCTACAATATAATATCTAATTGAATCATCATCATATGTCTTTAGAACCACATCGTCTTTTTCTAATATCTGTAAGATAACCTCGTGTAATAAGTCCTGGTGTAGATCGTGGTTGTTTGTTAATTTCTTAGCTATTTTAAGCAGTTGGTAATAGTTTCTGGTTATATAGCTCTCAATCTTTTTTTTCATTTATTAGTTTTCTAATATC